GTATGTTGAAAGTGTAGCGGATTCTCTAACATCAACACTTATCGCGTTTTCTAATTCTTCGGCTGGGTCTTTGTATACTTTAATTAAAAATTTGTCTTCCGCAATATCAGGTATCGCCTGATCTGGGTCTGTGAATTTCTGTTTGAATAAAGCAATTGATTTTCCACTAATTGGAGGAGCCTCCTGCTGTAATCTTTCATATTCTTTTAACGCCCATACTGTTAAAACATCAGCAGGATCACGATCAGATGGAGACATACCCATCTGTAATGTCATATATCTGTAGAATGAACCAAACTGTTTCGCAACTGAACCATGATCCGCAGATTTTTCTTCCGCGTTATAGAATTTTTTGAATGACTGTATTAATGTAGATATTAAACCTATGCCACCAACAGCAAATAATACACCATTTTTAGATTCTTCTTCTTTTAAACTTGTAGCTATTAAGGACATAGTTGAAGCAAAACCTGTTACAACAATACCTGTGATTGATAATTTATTGGCGAAACCTCTCCATACACCACCAGAATGAGCATGCATAAAACGAAGACCTGCGGCCTTTTCACCCCATTGTTTCATTAATTTTTCCATATTTGGTGACCATGATTCAGCATTTACTTTTTTGCGTAAATCACCTAATTTCGCCGCAGCAAGAGCTTCTGCTTCTCCGGAATTTAAATCCGCTGTTGACATAATTTATAATAATACAAAATATTAAAAAAAAATGGTAATTTTACAGAAATTTTGTTTAAATTAATCTAAATTAATCCAAACGAGCCTTTATTCTTTTATTCTTATAAATATAATAAATTAAAATTATACCCATAAATGATGTCATAATTATATAATGATTTAAATAAAGATTATATATGTATTTAATTACTAAAATAGCATGATTATAACAAATCATAAAATATAATACAGTTATTAAATTATATATAAATAAACTTGTTTTAAACAAACCAAAATAGTGTAGAAAATCCGCAATAGATACTATAAATAGAAACCCTACTATCAACATTCTAATAGTAGCAGTTCGTTTTTTACATTTATCATTTAATTTATCAATACGATTATGCCAATATAATTCTCGTTCTTCAACTATTCTATAAAATTTTTTCATATTTTTTTCATCCTCTTCCTCCAATTTATTTATCTTTCCCTCCATTTTTTTTATCTCATCTTTTAATATTTTCACTTGAACATCCTCCATAAAATTAAGTTAATCATTATCTTTAACGATTAAATTAATTTTTTATCAATTTAAAAAAAATTAAATTAATATAAATAATTACTCACATTTTAATACAAATATCTCATTTCCAACAGAATATTCATGACTTATTACATTTAATTTCGCTAATTTAAATAATTCTAGTATTTCATCTATCTTAAAAATATAATAATATCTTTCATATATTTTTCCTTGATTATTATTCCATAAAACTATATTATTACCATATTCATTAAAAGTCCTATTTATTTTTTTTGGTTGCTCAAATGACCATACCGATAATAATATTTTACCATTCGGTTTTATTAACCTTTTCATTTCTAATAAGGCATTTAATCTATGTTCTTCTGTTGATAAATGATGAAATACAGCAATACATATAATAGCATCCCCTATTTGTTCCTGTAAAGGTATCGTAAGTATATTAGAATTTATAACATTTAAATTTTTTTCTTTACAAATATTAATAAAATTTTTACAATTATCTATACCTATAAAATTTAAATTATTATGTTGCATATTTCTACCATTACCACAACCTAAATCTAATACTATACTATTATTTTCTAATGTATTTAAAAACTCATTTACCCAAGACCATCTATATTGTCTTGTGTTATTAAATTGTGGAGCTATCTGTTCATATATATCTTTTACATTGTCATTTTCTAACTGTGTTAGCATTTATTATTAACTTATAACTTTATAAATTAATAATAAATATTAAAATAAATTCAATTTTATTTTAATAAATATTTTTTGATCGATACATAAAATCTTCTACATTAAACGCCGTTTGCCTCTCAATTTTTGGAGGTTCATTAGAATTTAAATTATTTGATGAAGAAATACTTTTATTTAATACAGGTTCATCATTTATAATACTATTTTCATTTACAAATTCATTATTTAATATACCTGAAGTATACAAAATTTTTTCCAAATATTTTATTCTTTTTTCCATATCTCTAATTTTAAGTTCTAATACTTGAACACGATCTAACTGTTCTGATTTATTATATGTATACTGACAATCTTCTCTATCACAACCGATCATTATCAATATATAAATATAAAATATAATATTTAACTAATTTTTATTATTTAAATAAAAATTGAAAATAATTTAAAAACATATCACTTATTACATATAATTTTATGGTAGCAATAGGTATTGACCTTGGCACTACATACTCTTGCGTAGGCATTTGGAAGGACGGACGATGCGAAATTATAGCTAACGATCAAGGTAACAGAACTACACCCTCATATGTCGCTTTCACCGATAGCGAACGATTAATTGGTAACTCAGCAAAAAATCAATCCTCACAAAATCCAGAAAATACAATCTTTGACGCAAAACGCCTCATCGGTAGAAATTTTAATGATCCTTCCACTCAAAGTGATATTAAACATTTCCCCTTTTCAGTTATTAATAAAAATAATAAACCCATCATCCAAGCTAATTATAAAGGTGAAATTAAAGATTTCCAACCTGAAGAAATCTCTTCTATGGTTTTAACTAAAATGAAAGAAACCGCTGAAGAATTTCTCGGTCAAAAAGTTAATCAAGCTGTAATCACCGTTCCTGCTTATTTTAATGATGCTCAAAGACAATCCACCAAAGATGCCGGTGCTATCGCCGGTTTAGAAGTACTTAGAATTATTAATGAACCTACTGCTGCTGCTATTGCTTATGGTTTAGATAATGACACCAATAAAGAAAAAAATATTCTTATCTATGATTTAGGTGGTGGAACTTTTGATGTTACACTTCTTACTATTGAAGAAGGTGTATTTGAAGTTAAAGCTACCGCTGGTGATACACGCTTAGGCGGTGAAGACTTTGATACTCGCCTCGTTCAACACTTTTCACAAGATTTTAAACGCAAAAATAAAAAAGATTTAACTGAAAACAAACGCTCTCTACGACGCCTTAGAACTGCCTGTGAAAATGTTAAAAAAACTTTATCCTCTACTACACAAGCCACTATTGAAGTTGATAGTATCTTTGAAGGTATTGATTATACTGCTAGTATTACTCGCGCCAGATTTGAAGAATTATGTGGAGATCTATTCAGAAAAACTTTTGAACCCGTTGAAAAAGTCATCAAAGATTCCAAAATCAGCAAATCACAAATCGATGAAGTTGTCCTCGTTGGTGGCTCTACTCGTATTCCCAAAATTCAAAAACAACTTACCGATTATTTCAATGGTAAATCTTTAAACAGATCTATTAACCCTGATGAAGCCGTCGCTTATGGTGCAGCCGTTCAAGCCGCACTTCTATCTGGTGTTAAAGATGAAAAAATTGATGAACTACTTCTATTAGATGTAGCACCTCTTTCATTAGGAGTAGAAACTAGTGGTGGTGTTATGACTAAACTTATTGAAAGAAACACCACTATTCCCACCAGAAAATCTCAAACTTTCAGTACATACTCTGATAATCAACCCGCTGTCACTATTCAAGTCTTTGAAGGTGAAAGACAATTCACAAAAGATAATAACAAACTTGGCGAATTCACACTCACTGGAATTCCTCCTATGCCAAGAGGTATACCACAGATTGAAATCTCTTATGATATGGATTCTAATGGTATACTAAATGTAAGTGCTGTTGAAAAATCAACCGGTAATACTGACAATATTACAGTCACTAATGATAAAGGTCGCCTTAGTAAAGAAGATATTGAAAAAATGGTAGCTGATGCTGAAGCATTTAAAGAAGCTGATGATAAAGCTAAAGAAATTGTAGATTCCAGAAACAACTATGAAAGCCTCGTTTATCAAATGAAATCCACTCTTACTGATGAAAAATTAGCCTCTGTTATTGATGATGAAATGAAAGATGAACTAACTCCTATTATTGAAGAAAATATTAAATGGTTAGATTCTAATCAAATGGCTTCAAAAGAAGAATATGATGACCGCAAAAAAGAATTTGAAGAAAAAATGAAACCTCTTCAACAAAAAATGATGGCTGGTATGCAAAAAATGGGTGGTGGAATGCCCGGTGGAATGCCCGGTGGAATGCCCGGTGGAATGCCAGGCGAAATGCCTGATATGCCTATGCCTGATGCTAATAAACCCACAGTTGATATTGAAGATGTAGATTAATACATAAATACAACAAACATAACAAAATATTATTTTGTTAAAAAAAAAATAATATTTTGAAAAATTTAAACAAAAAAATCAAACAAATAATTTTTTACTGTATCATTCTCTAAATACAATAATAAACCTAAAAAAATACATAAATTACTCGCAAATATTGTATTCTTTTCTCCTAATAATACTGCTAATGTATCTATTCCCTCCTCTTTATCTTCATCTATATCTTGAATATCAATTAAATTACTTGAAGAAAACATAGTTAAAAATCCAGGAAAATAAATTGTAGGATGATTTAATATCTCATAATTATTATCATGTAGAACGCACGGCAAAATTATACATCCTATCATCCAAAAAAAACCTATATATGTAGATTTTAATAACCCAAAATTCTGCTTGAAATTTTTATAAAATATTGTTGATGTAAATAATAAAAATAATGGATAAGTTTCTTCATGTGATAATAATATGTTAGATATATAAATATAACTACATAATATAACAAACACATTCGCTTCAAAATTTTTTAATAGATGTTCATAATAATTTATTTTAGTAATAGTATATTTTTCATTTACATTATCACTTCCCTTTATTTCTTTATAATCTAATGAATCAAATAATCTATCTGAACCATAGGTAAAAATACCAATTGCTATTTGTAGTAAAAATAATTCCGGTGTTACTATATTATGATTATAATATGTAGTTGTAAATAAATATTGTAAACAATTTAGAGGAATACCAAGATTACTACCTATTATAGGGTTATAAATATTTGTAGATGTGGTATTTTTTGCTATCATTAATGGTTTATCATAACGAATAAAAGGAACAATTATATTTGAATGACATCTTAAAATTTCATTATTGAAATTATTTATAAATACCATTTCAATATATAATACATTATATTTATATATTATATATTGTTAATTATGACGCAATTAACTTTCTCTAATGAAAAAGAATTACTTATGTTTTTTCAAACTACATTACGCAATGTAGGATTAACAACTACTATTTCATTCGCATCATTAGCTTATTCTAGATTTTATAGAGGTAAAAGTTTATTATATTCCACTGGTCTCGTATTAATTTCATTATTATTAATAATGATTTCTTTCACTATTAACTTATTTTTATTAAATACTATGAAAGAATACCAAAATTTAAAAGACTTTAAAAATACGCAAAAATGGATTAATTTTAATTATGGATTTTTAACTATACATATCATATTATTTACAATTCTATCTTGCACCTTATATAGAGTTGTTTTTAAAAAAACATTTTAAATGCGGATATATCCCCCCATAGTTTACGGATATGCTTTATTAAATTCTTCATTATATAAATTATCCCATAAACCACCTACAAAATTTATTTTATTTTCAAAAAAAAATACACTATCCACTTCTTCAAATCTCATATTTAAAAATTTAAAATATACATGATAATTTTTACAATCTACTATCTTATTATCAATTAAAGATGTATCATAATATAATTTATCATATAGACCATTCTTATAATATATTCTATCTGATAACTTTATTAAATCCGCACTTAATTTATTATATGGTAATTCATTCGATAATATATCATAATAAAAACCTAAACAAAATTTCTTATCATTTACATATCCATTTATAGTTTCATTCTTCATATTAAAATTGATTTTTCCACTTGATTTAAATAAATTATCCGGATCCAAAGATAAAATATTTGACGCATAATCCACTATTAATGTCCCTTCATTTTCATATTTATCTTTTACATATATATTTAATTCACATCTTGTAGCAGGCTCTTCACTTATAAATTCAAATAAAGGTGAAGTGCAATTATATATGTTTATACTTAAAAAATAATCTTTATTATTATTATTTTTTAATAATGAACTCGGTATAATTTCTAACCCATTTGTATTATCATCTAAATAACTTTTTATATTACTTAATTGTAAATCATTTAAACGATAATTTATATATGTTGAATATTCATTTACACAAAATTTTGTATGAAGAACATTCTTATTAAATGGATTATTCATCAGTGAAGGCATACCTGTCAATAATGCATTATAAAAAAACTTTAAAAATTTCGTTTTAATTTGCATTTATAAATAGAGATATTTTATTTTTAATAGACATATTAAAAATAAAATTTTACAGTAATTTTTCTATCTCTTCCTTTAAATCATCCAATTCTGGATCCAGTAAGCTATTATAATCTATATATGGATGTTCCGGAACAACATTTATTGGATATGGCCAATGACTCGTCGTCCTTTTCGTTTCAAAACAATATCTTCTATATTCTTGTTGATAATAATCATTTCCATCCCTTTTTTTTGGCAAAAAACAAATATATTGAATTAACCTTTCTTCATCGCTATCCTTATTTCCACATACATTTTGATGAAAAGTACGCGATTCCCATAATACTAAATCGCCAGCATTCACCTTCAATATTTTTTTTCTTTCTTCTAATCCATCCACATACTCTTCATCTAATATATTCCAATCTTTTTCACAATCTATATTCATATCTTCAAAATATTTTTCATGTATTAAATTACTACCATCATATACCATTAATGTTCGTTCCTCATTATCTGTCAAACTTACAAATGATTGATAACAATGGACTCCTTTCTTATACGATGATTGATCTGTATGAACCCAAAATCTCTCTTCACCATCATAATCTTTTGGATAATAACAACAACCATCAAAACTTGTTACTAATTCATCTGTATCCCATAGCTTTTTAAATACCTCCTGCACTTTTGGATTCGTTCTAATTAACCATGTAAATCTTTGCTGACCTACCTCATGAAATTTAAATATACCACCAAAACTCATTTTACTATGAAACTCGCGCAAATCTGGAACTTTATCTAACCACTTATAAAATTCATTCTTATATTCTTCTATCTCATCATTATTTAAAATATTTGGAATTATTGTATAACCTTTATCGTCTAATTCTTTTTTATATTTATCTATATTCATTATTATTATTATTATTTAAAAAACTATTTTTAAATTATAATACCATATTATATATGTATAATAAAAATGGATTAAAGTATTTTATGCACATTACTACAATTAATAATCAAAATAATTTTATGATATTACCTATTGACATACGCCAACTTATATGGTACTCCGCGCATATATATCCAGTTATACAATGTTTTATATGTGATAAAGTTTTAATTAATTTTTCTATTAATATTGATGATATTGAAAATACCAGTGAAAATTATACCATTATTAATGGTATTACTAAATGTAATAAATGCAATATAGATTAAAATATAAATTATATTATAATATAAAAACAATCAAATTTATATTATTATATTAAATGAATTATATATTTTTACTTATTAACTTCCTGTTATTTTCCAACGCATATGTACTAAATAATCCTATCAAAGTTTATAAAAAATATTACAATGATAAATATATTAAAGTTTATGAACCAAAAAATACTAAAAAAAAAGATTTAAAATCTATTATCCTTTATACCGGTGCTAACTCTTTAATTCCAGGAGAAATATACAGTAATTTCATTAAAAATTTAAATGATTGGAATTTTTCTGTTATTGTTGTTAATAATGATAATGAAGTTACTACACAATTATTATATGATATTAGTAATAAATATGATGAAATCATATCTGTTTCACATTCTACCGGCTGTGTTAATATGCTTAAAACTATTAATAGTCAAGAAAATATTAAAAAAGCTGTACTATTAGACCCCGTTGATAATAGTGAATTGTTTAAATTACCATTTAATTTAAAAAATAATCCCACTATTAAATTTTTAGAAAATTTATTAGTTATTTATGCTGAAAAAGCTTACAAATGGAACTTCTTTCCTAAATTTGAAATTCCATTTATACCCGGATTCTCACTTGACTTAAAAAAATTACAAAAAACTAAATCTGATCTCATTATCGAAAAAATTACTGCTGAAAATTATGGTCATAGTGATATTTTAGACTCCTTATGGGGTGACCTTATGCACGCTACTATTAGTAAAGGTTATGATGATAGAGATAAAGAAGTATTAGATAATTATCATAATTGGCTTGCTACTAAAATTTATGAATATGTTCATAATAAACCTATAAAACAAATCATTCAATCTAATAATAACACCTATAATAACACCGATATAGAAATTTCCAATTATATTCCTACTCATGATATTTGTAATGAATTACATGTCGCTGATCTTGAACTCATTGATGAAATTAATGATGAAATTAATGATGATATCGGATTTCCCGGTGTTGATTTTGATGTTGATGAAAATAAAAAAACTCAAAGAACTAATATTGATTTAATCAATGATATTGATGATACTTGTTATACTTGTGATACTGAATACGATTAACTTATTCTTGTAAAGCAAAATATGTTCCCACTCCAACTATCACTATACCTATATAATTTATTACTCTTATCTTCTGTTTATAAAAATATGATGATATAAATGCTAATGCTGGCAAATATAATGCCATCGCTAAAGCATCCATCTTACCTAAATTCATATGCATTTTAGATGCCTGATACCATATATAACCACCAAATAATAAAGATAAAGCAAATAATACTATATATAAATAATTAACATCAAACTTAAATATTATCTCTTTTGGAGCAAATATTAATAATAATATAAATAATATTAAATATGTATTTATCATTATCTTCTTAAAATCATACTTCTCTGATAATATCTTCATAAATATTACATAAAACATATAATGTAAAAATAATAAACCAGCATATATATACAATCTATCCATTATATATAACTCAATATTAATTCTACTATATCATCCGGTAATTTTGAAAAATTACTATCAGTTAACAATTTATTATAAATATTCTTCATCTTTTTATAATTCATATTACAAGTATATCTTTCCAAAAATTCTATCTCACGATACTCATCTATCATATTTAACATTGTTATTGATGGACTCCACTTATTACTACAAGTTATACTTGAACAACAATAACAATCATTTAAAGTTAAATCTACAAATCTACTACGCTCTCCATACTTTATTTGATAAAAAAAATTTAATATATCTTTATTATGCTCTAACTTTACTTTCTCTCCAAGCTCAATTAAATATTTATAATAATTCTTTTCTTCTATTTGCCCTTTATAATAAAATACTTTATATGGTTTAAATGGAAATTCATTTACTATTTGCAAATCTAATATACATTTCTTATTTAACATTATATCTACATGATTTTCATCTCTCAAATCATAATTCGGCACTGTATATAAATACATATTTATATCATCATAATACTTATTTACTAACTCATTTTTATTTGTACTTTCATATTTTTTTTCTACAAAATTATTTATTTCTTTTGTTATTCTTTTTATACTGCTCATTATATTTATCTTTATGATTTTATTTTAAAATTATTTTAATACTATATTTTATATGATCACTAGAAATTTTAAAATTTTACAAACTACTTTCATAAGAAATAAATATACTAACACTGTTGTATCCCATTTTGAAAGTCCTAAAAATGTTGGCTCATTCGATAAAAATGATAAAGATGTCGGTACTGGTTTAGTTGGCGCGCCCGCTTGCGGCGATGTTATGAAGCTACAAATTAGAGTTAAAAATAATATTGTTGTTGATAGCACATTTAAAACATTCGGTTGTGGTTCCGCAATAGCATCTAGCTCATTAGCAACTGAATGGGTTAAAGGCACTAATATTAATGATGCACTTAAAATTAGTAATAGAGATATTGCTAAACATTTAAAATTACCACCCGTAAAAAATCACTGTTCAATGCTTAGTGAAGATGCTATTAAAGCCGCTATTAAAGATTATAAAATTAAAAATAATATTTAATAAAATTACGCATCTTTGAAATTAAAACTTGTTCCACACCCACATTTACTTTCTATCTTCTCATTTTCAAAATCAAAACGAGAACCCATCAAATCTTCTATATAATTTATTTTTGTTCCGAATAAAAAAAGCATACTCTTATTACATAAAATTAATTTATCTCCATCAACATCCACTATCTCATCTAATTTATTCGGTTTTTTATCATCATTCAATACTTTAAATTTATATGAAAAACCATTACAACCACCACCCTGTAAATATAAATACGCAGCTTTTCCTTTATTATTTGTTATCATTTCTTTTATTTTTGATTGTGCCAATTTTGATATCTTTATCATATTATATATTATTTTTAAAATCTATTTTTACATTATTATTTTTTATATAACAATTACACGAATTCGAAATTGACGCATTACATACACCCTTCTTCTTTACACAACTCATAAATGTTTTTATTCCTTTCCTTGAAGGACAGTTATTATTAAAACGATAAAATATATTCGCAAATATCTCATTCCAAAAACATAACGGATAATCCCTATAATCTTCTATATTAAATTCCACCGTTTTATCATCATTATTATATTTTACATCCTTCATAAAAGGATATATTATCGTTTTTTGAATTAAACCATTCCATTCATAAGATTGATTACTTAATCCTATTAGATTATTTTTTACATTTGTACTAAAAGCATCCTTTATCCTTGGATAAATCTCATTTCTATATTTTCCTCTTACTGACCATAATGGCGTTGTATCCTTAAAATATGGCACATTATTCTTATGCGCAAACTCTAATATACGATCCTTATAAAATCCTATTAGAGGACGCGACATCATCACATTATTTACTATACTCTTATGCTTTATTACCGCCAAATCTAATATATATCTTCCTCTACATACATTCGCAAATATATTCTCCACTATATCATCCTTATGATGACCCAGAATTATATATCCACATTTCTCCTCTGTCATTATTTCTCTGTAAAAATTAAATCTGATTATTTTTGTTTCTAACTCATAATCACTCCTTTTTACATCTCCCCTTCGCATACCTGTTATCTCCTTCACATATAAATTTATATCATTGTATTTACACCATTCCTCTAAAAATTTTTGTTCATCTTTCGTCTCTGTTCTATTATTATAATTTATATGACATGCTACTACATCATATCCTAAATTATTTAGGATTGACGCTACTACCATCGAATCCACACCACCCGATAAAGATACTATATACTTACCCTGTCTTTCATTATTCGCAAAAATTTCTATACATTTTAGTATATCACAATCCTCATATTTTATATTTTTTATTTTATTATTGTTATTAGGAATATATTCCAAAATATTCTTATATTTATTATATTCCATATTTCCTGAACTAAACCATTGAAACATTTAAAAATTCAATTAATATTTTTATTTTCATTTTATATTATTTATTATCAATTTTTAAAATAATATAAAATTTATTCTTTTATTAAACTTTCTAAATCCCATATAGGTATCTCCTTATCTAAACTTAATTTACATAATTCATTCACATAATGACGACAATCATATACAGCCAAAATATATTTTTTACTCAATCCTCTCTCCATCTCCATTATCTCTTCCATACTATAATTTGATGTACCTAAATATATCTCTTTTGTATATATAAATACCATATCATCCCCTAATCCTTTTGCCTTTAAAAAATCTTTATCTAAATCTGGAAACATCTCACTCATACTTTTACGACTTTCCTCCGTTGTTATATAATCCCTTCCATCATTAAACGCACGAAAATCATATCTTACCTCTTTCTCATCATTTCTTAAAGTTATTCCAGCATGAATTATGATATCATTCGGCTTCTCTAAATTTATATAAATTCTTGTTGGGTTTAATATTAAACCTAATATTAAATATAAGAACAACATAAATTAATATAATAAAATGATATTAAAATTTATATGATATTATTATATACTTATGTTTGATAAATATTATAAAATACTTGACCTCAAAAATAACGCAACCGATGATGAAGTCAAAAAAGCTTATAGAAAATTAGCTGTTAAATGGCACCCCGATAAAAACCCCGATAATAAAGAACAAGCTGAAAAAAAATTTAAAGAAGTAGGCGAAGCATATGAAATATTAACCAATAAAGATAAATATAGAACTAACCCACAATTTAATCAAGCCAATTTTAATCCCGCCGGATTTAATCCACACAATATATTTGAACAACTTTTCCGCGGTCAATTTAATATGCAACAAAATTCTTTCCCCTTTAATAACGCACAACAACATCATCAAGTTCATTTCGTCAATTTTGGTAATATGGCACCCGCCACTTCTGTCGTTCGTAATATTCAAGTTGTTAATGGTCAAAAAATTGAAACTATTATTGAAACCAGTAACGGTGTTACTAAAAAAAAAGTTATTGTTCATGGTCAAAATTCTAATGTCAATAATGTAGTTAATATTATGCGTAATATGAATATTTAACATATTTGAACATTATTTCTGTTATAAATATTATATTCTTTTATATAATAATGTTCAAATATTATAGTAATATCTTAATATTTATATTATCTTTCGCCAATCCTACCACTGCATTCTCTACTCATATTAATGTTAATAATAGACTTCAACACGCTTCCAAAAATACTTTAATTATGAACCATAATCAAGAGTTATGCCCCGAATACTTATACAAATTCACCAAATATTTAAACCAAGACCAAAGTGAATTCGTAGTCAAAAAAGTATCTAGTGCCTTCCCCCAAATGGATAGTATATCTCATTATGTATTACACACCAATGATATATTAATTAACACCGTACTTAATACTGATTGTTTAAAACTTGAAACTAAAAAAATGTTAGTTCTCTTTTTAGTTGAATTCACACAAAATGGCGATGCAACCGGCACTCATATATTACAAATGTATCATGACCTTGTTAATTGTCTATTATAAATTATAACACAATATCTAAAAAAAAATTGATGAAAATATTGTGTTATTCTCAATTATCTAACAATATAATTATGGCTATTAACGACATTTTGAATACCTACGTTCCTTTGCGCGCTTCTATTACCAATAATGATAATGGTAAAGTTAAGCTCGGTTGCGTCGCCTTCTCTCCTAAGTTAAATCATCAGTGCGTTTTACGCCTTCGGACATAATCAATATAATCTTATGAATAAAAAATCTGATGTCTGTTTTGATTGCCTACACGCTGAAGTTGATTGCGTATCTCGTCTTAAAAAATCATCAAAAGTTTCTAATATTAATATACTCGTCTTTCGCACCAATAATAATGGTGATAAATTGATGATGGCAAAACCTTGTAATCATTGTATTAAAACTATTGATTTCACACTCAAAAGAAAAAATTATAAACTTAAAAAACTACTATATACCGACGAAAATGGTAATCTCGCCCATATATAAAATTTTAATTAAAAACTTTTTTTATTTAAAGATTTATTCCCAATATTATTTATTATAATGATTTTATATCCTTTTATTAGAGCCGCTCGTATTATTACTTGTATTGCTATTCTACCCGAAGACCAAATTGCTGCTGCTACTATTGCCGAATCATTAAGTTCAATTATACCATTGATTAACAACGGACTACCCATCGGTTCTTATGTTGTTCCATTCTTCTCTTTCCCAGTAGAAACTATGTCTTTGTTATATTCGTATAATAGACAAAATTATGAACAAGTTGAATTAGGCTTTCTTGCCATATTAATATTAATTTTTTACAATTATACATAAACCACTTCCGGTGGATTCTCCCAACTTGAATATAACTCCGCCTTTGATGTTGGTCTATCCAAACTTAATAACTTCTTTAATGCCTCCAATCTACGCTCTTTTGGATTTTGATATGGCTTCTCCATTTGAATTTGTCTTGATATCTTTTTCCAACGCCATTCACACTGTAATGCAGCATTCCAAGTTGGACAATTCTTTATATAACATACATAACTCCATACTTCTCCTTTATTTACTTGAATAGATGTTGCTGTTGCACCTCCTGTTATCTCTTTATTATGTTGTCTTATCCTTTTATCTAAATCAACAGTAGCACCTATATAAGTATTTCCATTCGTCGCTTCTATGAAATATACAAAATAACTCATATTATAATATTAATATTTTTTAAATAATATTAGTAAATAAAAAATACAACAAACTTGTCCCACCCGCCTGGGTGCGCCTTTCGCTCCTCGTAGGTTAAAAAAAATTGATTTACTCAAATATTTTTTATATTGTAAAAAGCTAAAATATGGAAGAAACCGCTGCTATAAAATTACAATCTTTTAATAGAGGTAAAACAACTAGAAAACATACAAAAAGATTACAATTATATAAAAATTTACCTGATGACTTACAAAGTATAATAAATAAAGAATACAACAAAATTGATATTTTAAAAAGAGAAAATAATCAATTATTGTTAGAAGGAGCAAAGGAAGGAAATTTAAGTAAAGTAAAATATGCTTTAGACAATTATGCAGATATTGAAACGATAAACAAAGGCGGCAATATAGAGGTTCGTTGGAGAAGGGCGCTTCATTGGGCGAGTATTCGGGGTCATACTGAGGTCGTAAATGTGCTGCTAGAAAAAGGCGCAGATGTTGATGCGGCAGCCATGAGCAATACGGCGCTTCATTATGCGAGTGTTTGGGGCCATCCTCCGGTCATAAGATTGCTGCTTGACGCAGGTGCTGATATTGAAGCGAAAGCCAGCAATGGCGAAACGGCGCTTTGGAAGGCGAGTTATCATTGGGGCATTGATGCTGTAAGATTGCTGCTTGAAAAAGGTGCAAATGTTGATGTTAAAGGCTGGAAAGGCAAAACGGCGCTTCATTGGGCGACTTTTAATTATAATGATGAGATCGTAAGATTGCTGCTTGAAGCTGGTGCAAATGTTGATGAAAAAGACGAAGATGGCTATACGGCGCTTTGTTTTACACATAAAGGTAGTAAAATCGAAGAACTTTTGCGCAGCTGGGGCGCGACTGATGGTAAGAAAAAACAGAAAAAGAAAACAAAAAAGAGCAAATCCAAGAAATCAAGATAGAAGACGGAGAAGATGAAAAAAAAAACGCGCAGACATTAATATTAATATTTTTTATCTTTTGTTATTTCTAATTCATTCTCTATTTCATATCTTCTGTTTTTTAACCATTCTTCACATATCTCTCGGTCTTTGCTATTTTTTTGATGCGTTTTTCCATAAACTGTTACTTTGGCTTTATAATAAATGTTACCATTTTTTTTATATGATGAAACACAACCTATTTGACAAGTTTTATTTTTTGATTGACAATTTTCAATATTTGTACTCCATTCTAAATTGTCTATTCTATTATCATTTCTAATTTGATTTTTATGATTAATTTGTGGTAAATTATCAGGATTAGGTATAAATGCTTTTCCCATTAATACATGAACAAATAAAGATTTTACTTTTTTATTTTTAGATAATAAAACCCTAACATATCCATTTTTTAATTTTGGCTTAAAAATATGTCCTGTATAATCATTCATAACATCACCATAGTTAGATACTGAATAATTATCGTAACCTTCTATTTTTCGCCATTCTTCTTCCATTTTATAATTTTAATGAATTAATTTTAAATATATTCAATTTTAAAATTAATATAAATAAATAACAAGTATATAATTATAACGCATCGTTGGCAGAGTGGTAATGCGCAGCACTGCTAATGCTGTCCCTTATATGGGTCACAGGTTCGAATCCTGTACGATGCGCTTTTTTAAGGGCTGTTAGCTCAGTTGGGAGAGCGTCAGACTGAAGATCTGAAGGTCCCCGGTTCGAAACCGGGTCAGCTCATTTTTTTATTATTTTTGGGGATGTAGCTCAATTGGTAGAGCGCTCGCTTTGCATGCGAGAAGTACCGGGATCAAAGCCCGGCATCTCCATTTAGCCTTTGTAGCTCATTCGGTAGAGCATCCGCTTAGTAAGCGGAAGGCAGGCGGTTCGACCCCGTCCAAAGGCTGCACTTTATTCTTTATATTTATAAAAAAATATAAAGAATTATATTTATATTATATATAAATGGATATTGAAAATATATTAGACGCTATTGAACACCAATATATGAAAGATATTCAAACTTATTCTCTCGTAAGAGAAAGCACATTAGATTCTATGGTTTATCATATACAATTAAACTTTTTTCTTATATTATTTACTATGAGCGCCATTACCGGTCTATTATGCTGCACCAGAAAAACTATTTCTAACCATAAATATTCTATTATTCCCAATACTGAAGTAGAACCTGTTCCTGTTAAAACTAGTGTTGTTTATAATGTTTAATTTATATTATTTAATAATTATGTGAATGTTCTCTTGATGAACCAGCAGAATTATCTATGTATTTTATTCTTTTACCTTTTTTATCTGTCAAATCTTCAACATCTAATATAATCATATCAGTAAATTCTGTTTTGTCTAAAAGTCCTTGTATTAGTTTTATTATTTTAGAATCTTCCAGTTTGTTTTTAATATTATCATTATTTTGTCTGATTGTAGAATTAATTAATTCTATTATTTCATTTATTAATGAATTAAAAACCGTACTATAATTCTTATCTACTTTCCCAGTAAAAATTTCATCATCTCGTAATGAATATTCAGAAAATTCACTAATTTTTTTTTCTAAATTATTTACATTTTCTAATCTTTTTGAAGATAATTCATTCAATTCTACAACAAGATCATTTGTATTGTATTTTTTCATTACATAATTTATTATATTATCTATCCTTCTTGAATACTTAATAAATCTATTTTTATAATATATAACTTGATTTAAAAATTTTTCTCCCTCCGTTATAAATGGGTCTAAATTAGTGTCGGATTCAGTTTTATAATCATATACTTTTTTTATTTTTTCAAATACGTTTTTGACATTTATAATATCAGCATTTATAGCTTTTATATCTTGTATTATAAGTGAATTTATTTTATAAATACGTAGGATATACACCCTAGGATCACCTCTATATGCCAATGGATTGTCTGAATCAGTTGTAGCTTTTCGCTTATTACTCTTAGGTCCACCGCCTTTCTTTCTTCTTATTTTTTTTGTTCTTTTTGTTCTTCTTGTTCTTCTCTTTTTTTTACCACCGTTCGTTCTCATCTTTTTTGATTTTGATTCTGATTCTGTTAAATTCGTGCTATCCAATTTATTAACTAAATTATCAACATCAGAAGCAGAAGTAGAAGCATGATCTAAATTATTTACCATATTTATCCATTCTACATTCTTAGGAGCACCACCTTTCTTTCTTCTAATACTTCTAGTTTTTTTGTCAATATCGGCAATATCAATATCCGGAAGTATTTTTTCTAAATTTTTTTTTTCTTCTTTTAGTAATGATAA